TTCATCTATTGATTTTATTAATAATACGGTTGCTGGTGGAACCATTACAATAAACAATAATACAACGGGAAGTGCAAGAGTTTCATTGAATTCAACCAATGCAGTATATATAGCTTCTAACATATTTGGTGGAAACACTACAATTACATTAAGTGGAAGTAATGACCCTAGCGACGTGCAAGATATTGATTACAATGGTGGTGTTACAAGAAACTTAATCCATGGTAATGGTATAGGAGTAAGAGTAAATACAGGTTTAACTGGCTCAAATACATTAGCAGGAACTGCAATCATTGGTAATGGATTGAATGTTACAGGTAGTTCACAAAATCCTATAACAAATGGTGGAACAAACTTAGGTTCTGCATTCTTTGGTAGATACAACGCAGTAGATGGAAACCGTGCTTTATCTGCACAGACGGTGTTTGCAGTAGGAACTGGAACATCAACATCAGTTAGAAAGACCGGTTTCTTAATTGATTCAGGTTCGAATACAGTAATAGAAGGAACTTTAACTTTAACAGGTAGTGTATACGGTAATGTATCAGCATCATCTATAACTGGACAAACTGCAAGTATAGATTTAAGTGTAGCAAACTATTTCACACTAACACTTTCAGGTTCGACTAATATAAATGTATTAAATCCTAGAGCAGGTGTAACTGCAACATTAGTAATTAATACAAGTTTATCTGGTAGTGCAACATTTAGTTCAAATGTTAAACAAGTTTCAGGTTCTGCATATCAAGCATCACCTTCTGGCAATATTGATATTATTTCATTAACTTCATTGGATGCATCAACCGTTTATATACTTCCAGCATACACATTTGTTTAATATATGATACCACAATTTTTTGTAAAGAAAAGCGGAGAACAAATAAATTTTGATAATTTTGCATATATTGCAGGAGCTCAATTAATTTATGATTGGGGTAATCCTGTATCATATCCACCAGCACAAGGTTCAAGTGGAATTACTTATAATGTTTCTGGTAGCACACAAGCTGAACCGCAAGGTCAATTTATGAAACAAGGTGGTGGTTCTGCACCATTGTGGAGTTCTACATATAGTGGTAGTATAAACTTTCAACCAGGAACTACTGCAGACTTTTATGTTGAATATAACGGAACATTACCAACGGGTGCAATATCAGTAGTATCAGTTTATAAAAGTAATGCAAGCGATGCAAGTGGAAGTTTTTTATGTTTGACTGGTTCACAAAATGGAATTAATTTATCAATGAATTCAGCTAAAGTACATCTGCATCAACTGATACTAACACATACGATAGAGGACTATTTGCACCATCTAATCGAAACATAAGAATTGGTATAAACAATATTAGTAATACAAGTAATATAGCATTGCAAGGATATATGATGGCTACATTAATTTATCCATTTACACTTTCACCAAAGCAAATCAGACAATTGTATTATGTATTTAGAAAAAGATTCTCATAAAACAAAAATAACTATTTTTTAAACAACCTTTGTTATATAAGGTATAAAACAAATTAAGATGACTTCAAAAAATGTATTAAATAAGATATTGTCACTTTTATCAGTAGAAAAAGAAGTGGCATTTACTTATGCAAAGTTAGCAGACGGAACTATTGTTGAATCTGCAACATTCGATGTAGGTGAAGACCTATTTGTAGTTTCAGAAGATGGAACTAAATCTCCAGCACCAAACGGATTCCACGACTTAATGTTAAAGGATGAAGAAGGAAACGAAACTCTTTTAAAAGTAAAATCAGAAGATGGTAAAATCGTAGAAAGAGAAAACGTTGAGATGGCTGATGTAAAAACAGAACCAATCCCACAAGGAACAGGTGAAGAATTACCTGAAAACGTAAGACCTGAGCAACCAAACTCAGTAACATCTGGCACATTAAAGATGGCAGAAGAAACTGAAGAAGCTGAACCAATTCCTGCAGACGAAGATAAGTCTATGGAAGAAGAAGGTGAGAAAGAAGTTGAAATCAATTTAGGTAAGAAAATGGAAGACATGGCTTACAGAATTGAAGAAATGGAAAAGAAAATTGCAGCAATGGAAGCAATGTATCCACCAGTAGCATCTGAAGTGGTGCAAGAAGAAGAAGGAATTAAGATGGCTGAAGTAAGTGAAGAAGAGTTACCTAAATTAGATGGTGCTCCAATCGAAGAAAACGCAGTTAAATTCTCAGCAGAAAATAAAATTAACTATGGTAAGAAAGTAAAAACTCCACAGTCTAGCTTCTTATCAAAATAATCAGCAACACAACCTATTCAGGTGAAGCAGCTTCAGGATATATTGCAGCAGCATTGTTATCTGCAACTACTTTGGACAACAAATTAGTGACTATTATGCCTAACGTAAAGTATAAGTCAGTAATCCAAAAATTAGCAGTAGCAAACTTAGTAAACGATGCATCATGTGACTTCGTTACTAACACAGGTTCAGTGACTATCTCTGAACAAATTTTAGTTCCAAAAGAACTTCAAGTAAACATCCAATTATGTAAACAAGAATTTGTTGCATCTTGGGAAGCTTTACAATTAGGATTTTCAGCATTTGATGAAATCCCTAAGTCTTTCAACGATTATTTAGTATCTTATGTTGGTGGTGTAGTAGCACAAGCAACTGAAGAGTCTATCTGGCAAGGAACATTAGTTGGTGACCCAGCTAATAACGTTTCAATCAATGGTCAATTCGTTGGTTTAGAAGCTAGATTTTCTGCTTCAGTAGCAGCAGGTGGTGCAACAGCAGTATTACCAGCAAGAACTTCAGGTGGTTCATCTGCAATCATCTCTGGTAGTGTAACTCCAGATAACGTAATCGCTAAGATGAATGGTGTATTCTTAACAGTTCCTAAGACTGTATATGGTAAGCAAGATTTGTTAATGTATGTTTCTACAAACGTTGCAAAATCTTACCAAGCAGCTTTAGCAGGTGGTGGTGCATCAGGATTAGGTGCTAATGGTTTCAATAATCAATTGAACGTAGGTGAAAAACCAATGAACTTCAATGGTGTTGAAATCGTAATGTGTCCTGGTATGAGCGATAACAAAATCGTAGCAGCTCAAAAATCAAACTTATTCTTCGGAACAGGTTTATTATCTGACTACAACCAAGTTAAAGTTATTGACTTAGCAGACATAGATGGTTCTCAAAATTACAGAATTATCATGAGATACACAGCTGGAACTCAGTTTGGTATCGGTCAAGATATCGTATACTACGGAGCATACTAATAAATTAACTAACAAAATTAAAATCTAAGTATCATGGCTTGTAATTTATCAGCAGGTAGAAATGAAGTTTGTAAAGAGAGTATCGGTGGTATTCAAGGTGTTTATTTCATCAACTATACAACTGGCTCATTTACAAAAGATGCAAATGGTCTAGTAACCGCTTTACCAGCATCTTCTTCATTGTATTTCTATCAATTAAAAGGAACGAGTGCATATACTGAGACAGTAAACTCTTCAAGAGAGAATGGCACTACATTCTTCAACCAAGAAGTAGTGTTAAACTTAAAGAAACTTACTAACGAAATGACGACTCAGCTTAAACTTATGTCATATGGTCGCCCACAAATCTTAGTATGGACAAATAATGGAGATACATTGTTAGTTGGTGAAAAATTAGGTGCAGATGTTACTGCAGGAACAATCCAAACTGGAGCAGGTTTAGGTGACCTTTATGGTTATTCTGTAACTTTGACAGGTATGGAACAATTACCAGCAGCATTTATATCTGGATCTTCTACTTCTACTGCAATCCCTACATCAGTATTAAATGGTGGAACGATTGTATACGGAACTAACAGCTAATCAGTATAGCATAAAAATATTAAACCCACATTCTTAATTGAGTGTGGGTTTTTTTATTTTAACTATTTCCACATAATCCATTGTTATTATAAGATACAAACAAGCTAAATACCAGATAATGTTAGGATACTACATATCTCAATCTAATCAATACGCAATTAGAACAGAACCAACAGCAAGTAATCAATTGACAATGTCTTTGCAAGATATGTATACTCTTGCATCTTCATCCGTTTCAATGAGTGGACTTACTTATAATGGTTATGAATCACTATTAGAATTTACTGCAAGTATTAGTGGTGCATACGAAGGTGCAGAATATAGAGCAACCTTATTAAATCAATCAGGTAGTTCATCTATTGAGATATGGCATGGTTCTATACAGGTATATAAATCATCATCAGTAGGAAAAGAAGAATACGAAAACCAAATACCGCCAGTAACATCACACGCTAGCGAAAACAGATACATAATATTGGATTAATATGAAACAACAACAGAAATTTGCAATTGTAAATGTAAATAACAATCAGCTTCCAATCATTACGGAAGATACTAAAACTCGTCAAAACTGGATACCATTTGGTGTTTATGGACATGATGATTTCTTTGATGCAGTAACAATGACATACAATGTGTCTACTACAAACTCTGCATGTATAGAAGGTATTGCTGATTTAATTTATGGTAAGGGTGTATACTCTAAGAATGAAGCGATGAATAAAACACTTCAGAAGTTAATTCCACAAGAAGAAACTAAGAGAGTTGCATTTGATTTGAAACTTTATGGTAATGCTGCATATCAAGTATATTGGAATGATGACCACACACAAATAATTAAGAAGTATCACGTTCCTGTTCAATACTTAAGAGCAGAGAAGTTGTTTTCACATCCTAAAGTGCAAAACTATTTTTATTGCACAGATTGGAATGACCAAAAGAAAATAAAAGAAAAAAAGAAAATACCTGCATTTGGAACAAGTAATGAAAAGATGGAAATACTTTACATTAAACATTATTCACCAAATCTTTATTACTATTCTTTACCTGATTGGGTTGCAGCAATGCAATTTGCAGTTAGTGAAGGAGAGATATCTAATTTGCATTTAAATAACATTACAAACGGTTTCTTACCTGCAGTGATGTTGAACTTCAATAACGGAGTTCCTGCCCCTGAAGAGAGAGAAACAATTGAGGATTTAGTTCAAGCAAAATTCACAGGAACAGATAATGCAGGTCGTTTTATGTTATCATTTAACGATGACCCTGCAACTAAACCAACTTTGGACATTATCGATATTCCTAATTTGCATGAGAAGTATGATTATGTTGC